TTTGTAATCTCACTTTCAATATCTTTATCTTGTATAAATGTGACTTGTGATTTACGATTGACTTGACTGCCATCTTGTATCTTTGCTTTTTCAAGTTTCTTTTTATAACCAATGTTTACAATATTATCACAAAAAGATTTTGAGAATGCTTGTTCTTTAATAAAATGTGTTGGGTCTAAAAACATTAAATGGCACCACTAGTAAACTTCCTCCAGTCAATAGCATTTTTGATTTGAAAACCACGATTTGATATTTGTTTAATTGTTCTATCTAAAAAATCTACGACTGTTTGTATGTAATCTACTTTTTGTTTATATTTGGCAAGTTCAGGATCAGAATCTAAATACTTGTCAACATCAGTTTTTAACAACTTAAAGCTAAATGGTTTTTCAGCATATACTTGTGCTGATGCTTTACCAGTATAGTATTCCCATTTTTCTTTTCTTTGTGTGTAATATTCTATTTGGGCTTTACTTAATAACAACTTAAACTTTGTTAAGTGTTTTAAATATTGATTGTGTAATTGAGGTGTTTTTAATGATTCTAAATCTAGTTCAGTATCATTTATTTTAAGGTCTTTGTCAGCCTGTGTTTGCAATTCTTCTAATGTCATAATAACTCCATTGTATATAGTATATCACAAAAACTTTAAAAAGTAAAGTCTATGATGTGGTTACACTTGTTGTTGACGACCCTGTTGAAGCAAAATCGTATATCTCATATTCAAATGATACTGTCGCTGTTAGATAATCTACGTCAGCGGCTTGTTGATTGTATGATAAACCTGTTAAACCTGTTGGGAACATATTTCTAAATCTAACTTCTAATGCAGAATTGTTTTTACTAGTCAATATAGTTAGAGTTGCATCTGAAAATATACCACCCGTATTCGCAGCACCATATTTTACTTTACCTATTTCATTACTAATAGATTGACTCTTTGCTGGAAATCTATCATTACCAGATGAAACTAAATCTCTAAATTCGTTATGATCTCTAGGAAAACCTAGACCAACTAACCAACCGTGTATTTCTTGGAAGTTTTCTAAATTCTCATCAACTAAAAATGTCATAGATAGTGGTTCATATGTCAACTTCTCACCAGGTATTGGTATATCTTTTAATGGTGTTGGTTGTGTCATAGTACCACCTAATGTAATACCAGGTATATTTACAGCAGTACAAAAATATTCTACTTTTGGTAGTTTGATAATACTAAACTTAAACTGCGTTGGTGACGCATAATCTAATTTAGTAGGTTGACGTTGTAACGTTGTTGTAGTTGTCATATTACTATTTATTAGTGTTCTTATCCACTTCTTCCCACTCTTTTTCTGTGGCAAGTTGTTCTAATTCTTTTTCTTTTTGAGTTAAGACTTTTCTTTGTAACTGTACGTCTTTCATTCTTTCTTCAATAAACTCTAATCTATTTTTCTTATCAGGAAACGTAAACCAGGCAATCACAAATACTGCACCTGCCACAGTTACTAACCAAAATGCGTTTTTTAATGATTTCATTATGATTTTATTCCTTCTTTTTGTCTTCATAGTTATATTTATTAATACCTGATTTGAATAATGTGGTTCATTCTCCAATTTTTAGTGTACTTATTGTGATTATCAATATATGATGAATGATATACACTTCCAGGAAAAATTACTAATCTATTTGGTTTAGCAGGTATTAAAGTTTTACTAAATGCTGACATATCTCTTAATTTGTAATTATCATGCTGACCTTTACCAATATTATTATAATCTGATTCAGATAAATCATTGTATATTACAGTACCTCCACTTGACACTTTATCCATATAAACTATACAATTATATGCCCAATCTTTGTGTGGAGCAAATTGCATCTTATTAGATACTCCTTTTTTAATATTTTTGTAAAAATTAAATTCTAATAAATCAGTTGAAATTTCAATAATCTTGTCGTAATTAAAGAAACGTTTAAGTAGATAACTATAAACCTTTTCATACCTTAAAATTATATTTTTTCTGTCAAAATATGGAACATGCAATACGGGGCGACAATCGTAATATTCTTTAAAATTTTTAGTACCTTTAGCAAACTGCCATCTAGGTAAAGGAATAGTTTTTAATATTTTATAAAGTTCTTCGTAGTTTTTATAAAAATTGTCAATAACTAATACATTGTTTTCAAAACTAACAACTTTATATTTTCCTATAGTAATTAAATCTTCAGGTATATATGATATATTCATTTAATAGTATTTAGTATAAACAAAAAAGGCGACCATAAAGATCGCCTTTTTTTGATTTGGTATAAACCCAATATTACATTAAGTTTGCAACTTTAACTCTTCTGTAGTATCTGTTTGAGTTTGCTGAACCAGCATCGTTTACCGCTGTAGCAGCACCAGACTGAGCGCCTGTTTCTGCAAATGGGTTTGCAACTAGACCGTATCTAGTTTTGAAACCAATTTTCGGTTGGAACGTGTCTTGGCCTACTGCTCTTACCATTTGTAGTGGTACATATGGACAATAGAACATACCAGCATCGTAAGGTGAAGTACCTTTATAACCAACTACAAAGTATTGTGCAGCTGAGTTATTTGCTGAGTATGGGTCGATGTACACTTTAAATCTACCGTTTAATACACCAGCAAAAGTATTACCAGTATCGTCAACATTTAGATTATTGTTAAGTGCAGGAGCGTAATCTAATACACCCGCCATTTGTAGAGCTGAAGCAACATCAGAAGAAGTAATAAGGATATTTCCTTTTCCTCTTCTTGTTCTTTGAGCGATAGCATTAGCTTCTCTTTCCACTTGGAACATTAAGCCTTTGAATCTCTCAACAGACCATCTACCATTTGAGTCAGTATCTAAATCGAAGATACCTTCAGTAGTTGTGTTGATTGTACCTGTGTTTGCAGATGCACCTTTTTCAGCGTTGATGTAGATAGTTCTTACAACTTCTCTGTTGATTTCCGCAAGGATCTCAGCAGATAAAATGTTTGCAAGTTCTGTCTCAGCATCTAAACCGTGGATTGCTTTTAAGTCTTGAGCAAGTTCCATAGTGTATTCTGCTTTTAGAGCTCTTGATCTAGCAGTTACTGTAGATTTCTCAATTGAGAAAGCCATTTCAGCAAATGCGTTTGAACCAGCATCTCCTAAAGCCTCAGCAGTTGCAGTAGTCATACCTTCAAATTTGTTGTATGCTCCAACTGGAGAGTCGTTTAAGATTGATGGGTTAGAACCAGCTTGTGCAGCATCTGGAGTTTGACCCGCAGTTGAATCACCAGCAGCGTTTCTGCTTGAAAATTCAGTATCTGCTTCGTCAAACATAGCTTCTGCGCCAGTTTGTGAAGTGTATCTGCTTCTCATTGCGAAGATAAGTCCAGTTGGACCAGTCATTGGTTGTACACCAGCGATATCGTAAGCGATAAGATTAGGCATTGCTCTTCTTACTAGTGAGATCAAAATTGGATCCCAGTTAGCAATTGAAGAACCTGTTGCGTTAGCAGGAGCCGCTTCGTTTAAGAAAGCAGCGTCTTCTTTTTGTGCTCTTTCTTGGTTTTCCAAGATAGTAGCTGTAACGGCACGTCTGTAAGAATCCGTGATTTTTGGTAAATCAGAATGCTCTAGGACTGGCTGCCATTTTTTTTCGTAAGTTTCAGATAAGTACATTATACTTTTCTCCCTCTATATTTACTTGACAATTTTAATGTCTTTTGTTTTACTTATAGCGGCGGTATAAGCAGCCATACTATTCGATAAATCTGCCGGATCAACTTGTTCGTCAGACCCACCTGCTACCGCTACATCATCTATATCAGTTGAAGATTCTTTCTTCGCACCAAAGTAACTCTCTTTAATAGTTGCTACTTTAGTAGTAAAATCTTCCTCGTTTGAAAACTCAACTTCTTCAGCAAGTTTGTTAAACTTCTCTTTAGCAGTGTCAGCTAAATCTTTAGACGCTTCATCAATGATGTCTTGTCTTTTTAGACTGCCAATTGCTTTGTTCTGTTCAACATTCTTTTCGATTTGTTCGTTAAGTTTTTTCTCAAGGTCTTCGATTTTAGAAGCTTGATCTTCGAGCACATCATATTTTTCATCTGGAACATCAATGTAATGGTCTTCAAATAACTTTTTAAGACCACTGATGAAGTCCTCAGCGATTTCACCTTTGATACCACGTTCAATCGCTAGTTTGTTTTCTTGCATCCATTCTTCTACAACGTAGTTTAGATACGAGTCAACTTTTTCTACTAACTCTGATTTCGTAGTTTCAACTTCTTCTTTTAATTTCTCCTCATAAGAAGCGTGCATTTTCTTTTTAGCATCTGTTAATTTTGATTTAACTGCTGCTTCAAAGATAGTTGCTGCTTTTGATTTGAAATCTTCAGATAAGTCTTCATCTTTAGTTAAAGCTTCAACGTCTGCAGATACGTCAATTAAATCTTCTTCAGATTCTTCTTTCATATCTTTTTTCTTTTCGTCTTCGTGTGACATCTCTTTTTTATCTTGCGATTTTTTAAGAGCGTCTAGCGCTGCTTTTGGCATTTCGCCTTCTTTAACTTCCGATTTCTTCTCATCTGCCTCAGTTTCGTCTTCCTCTTTAAGTTTTGGCATTGCGTCAGCAGTACCTTGACTTGATTGTTGAGGATCTCCAGAAACTTGATTTACTTTTTTTGTGGCGTCAGGATTGCTATCCGTAGGTTTAACTACAGCTGCGCCTAAATCTTCTGCATCATTTTTCAGATGAGTAGGTTCAGCCGCGACAGCATTCTTTTTTGGAGCATCAGCTTGAGGATTAACTGCTTCGTTAACTTCCTTTTCTGCTTGTGCTTCTACCGCCTCAATTATTTTATCTGTTTCGGCCATTAGAAATCTCCTTTTGATTTTATAAACGTTTATAAATTTCCTTTGTATGGATATTTATAAGATTACAGTTTTGTAAGAAACGATTTAAACACTTCTAGTTTTTTTTCTTCTAAAACTGTTCTTTTCGCCTCTTGGATTTGTTGTTTCCAAGATTCAATATCAACTTGTTTAAGAACACCATTGTCCCAAACCCACTCTCTACTCTCCATAATACCTTCAACAAAGGCGTCAGGAGCAGATGGATCTGCGACTATATCCGCTGCTGTAGCAAGATAAAAGTCATCTTTTACAAAGTTAATTCCGTTTCTATTCATAATTGAACCCATACCACGACTTGAAACACCCAATTGAGCGCCCTCATCTATAAGACCTTTTACGATCTTACCATATGGAGTATCCATTATTTTCGCTTCACCAATAAAATTATCGCCTTCAGGTGTCAATTTTTTTACCATATGACATACTCTCTCAAGGTTAACAGTTGGTCCGTCAGGATGCCCTAACTCACCAAAAGCTCTATTTTTATTGATAAATTCTTTTGTATATCTGTTCACTTCTCTAACTAGGATTTCTCTAGGATAGACTCTTCCATTTCTATTTTTGATATTTGATTGTAAGAATACACCTTTGATTTTGTATTCTTTTTTGCCGTTCTTTTCTTCTACAAGATATTCGGCTGATGCGACTTCTTCTGATATTAGTTTCATATTGCTCTCTCTTTGTCTAATATTTATAAACTTTTTTACCTAAACTCTATAATAAGCGTATAATTATCGCCAGTTACAAAATTTTTAGTAGATAGTAAAACATCGCCTGTTGGCGTTGTAGCGTTGTTAGTTATTTCGTTTCCAGCAGTTCTCAAATCAAAATAACCATTACCAGATAAGAACATAGCCGTAGCATTTGTAGCGCCATCCCATATGATTTCTACACCCGCTTTGTTATTATTAGTATTCACAGAATACCAAATCTTACTAATCTTTCTATTACCGTCTTCAGTCATAAAAGTTAATTCAGAAGCGTCAACTTTTTTTACTAAAGTTTCGCCTGTACCATCAGAAAAGTTTGTTAATTTAGTTACAAACTTTACACCTGAAGTGTCAGCAATTGTTTGTGATGTTACTGTATCAGCCATTAGTTATATCCCGTTTCTTTATGTGCCTCTATAACAACATTATACTTTGTTACATTAGAGTCACTTGATAGTATTATATCTCCTATCGTGTCTTTTATCTTTTCTTCAGTAGGTTTCAAACCGTAATTACCACGACCTGATAACACTACTTTTTTTTCTGTGTCATTCTTAAAAAACACAGTTACGTTTCCAGTTCCTCGTATCTCATAAACGATATTCGCTATAGATACTTTTGGTTCACTAGAAGCGTTGTTTGAATTTACAACATCAACTAAAGTTTGTTCTTCTTCATTTCCGATACCATTTGAATTAACAATGATATGAAAATTATTGTCCACCAACTTTGTAGTTGATATTGTCATAATTAACTTCTCGGTGATCCAACTGCACTAGCTTTTGAAGTTGGACAAGTAATTTTTTCAGCAGGGTGTTTTTCAATGATAACTGTATCACCATCTTCTAAATACACTTGACCAATTACTGTACTACCATTTGATTCTTCAAGTACAGCAGTTGTGTCACCAGTTGCAGTAATTCTAACATACTGTGCTCTACTGAAATCATTATCAGATGCATTTGTGACAACACTACCCTTAACTATGAATGTTTGTGCCATTTTATTTTTCTCCTAATTGTTCTAAAACTTCTTTGTCAATATATTCATAAAATTTTTCTATATTGATACCGTGAAACTCAGATACTTTTGCTACGGCACCATCAAACTTTTCTATAATATTACCAGTTTCTTTTTCAATGAGTTTAAATACATCTACCATTGCCTCTTTCATAAGAGGTGGTAACTCATTAAAACTTTTTGAGTCAATCAAACGATTTTCTTTTATGACTCTACTAACCAGCATTATCTACATCTATCCCAACAGGTGATGGTTGAGATAAATCTAAATCTGCTTGTCCATCGCCGGCATTAGTTGTAGGTGATACAGAACCATCTTGGTTAAATGTTCCTGGATCAGCGATCACTGGTTTAGGGTCACTATGTGGTTGTTCCACGCTTCCATTAAACATATTACCAGCAACTTCTTGTCTGTGTGCGTCAAGTGAATTTCCTACTTTTACTCTTAACGCATCTTTGAATGCGTCACCAGCACTAGCGTTATCACCATCTGCGATTTTATCTATAAAATTTTTTACTTCTTCACTCATTTTTTACTCCTATACTATTGTGTCGTCACTATTATTTGTAACTTGAGCCATTGGGTCCTGAATAATACCATCTTTAATTTCTTTCTTAATTTGTTTATCCATTTCCTCAATCTCTCTTGTGTTTTGTTTTAATACGTGTTTTCTAACGTAATCAACTGAAAAGAATTTACCAATGTATTCTCTCATTTCATTTGCCAATGCTATTCTTTCTCTTAACAATTCTGTTTGTTTAAGTTCAGCAAAGTGTCCATCTTGTAAGAAGTCATATTGTAAACTATCTCTTACATTAATCCAATCTGTTTCAGCAATAATACCTTTTAACACTAATTGTGTTCTCAAAATATCATTGAAAAGTTCAGTAAATTTCTTTCTTAATCTTTGAACAAATTTAGTAAACTTTAATTCATCTCTTGTTATTTCAGATGCTCTTCCTAAACTAAAACCTGAAGAAGCTTCTAATCTACTTGTTGGAACATTTAGAGAACGATATAGTTTTGCTCTAAAATATTCTATATCTGTAATCTCGCCAAGATTTTGTCCGCCAGGTAATGTAGAAATATCTGTACCTCTACCACCTTCTCTACTTGGTAACCAAAAGTCTTCTAACATTGACATATAGTTTCTATCATCTCTAACTTCACCTGTAGAAGCATCATAGACAAGTTTATTTCTATATCTTGCCATTACATCTCTTAAATATTGTTCTGCTTTTACTTTTGGTAAGTTACCAACATCAATCTTAAATATTCTTCTTTCTGGCGCTCTAGCAATTCTATAAATGACTGCTGCGTCTTCAATCATTCTTAATTGATTAACAGGTTTGATCGCCTTATGTAAATAAGACAATACCATATTTTTATTCTGATCAATTAATCCAGATGGACAGAACGCAATTGTATCTGGTGCTATTTTAATACCAGATTGTCCAGTTGTACCTGATAGTCCTCTTTCATTATATAAAAAGTATTCAATATATTCATCAACTACAGCCAAACTGTTTAGTGATGATGGCATTGGAGTGTCAGGTCTTTTCTTTCTAACTTCTCTAATCTTTTTGATCTTTCTTGGATCAATATATTTTAATTCTGTGATACCTTTTTTAGGACTTTCTCTATCAATAATCTTTTGAAAAAAGATTCTTCCATCTACATACCATCTTCTAAAAAGGTCGTGTCCTTTTGTATTGAAGTTCATTAATTTTAAAACTTCAATAAATTCATCTTCTATTTTTCTTCTTACTTCTTTGCCGTAAGGTAAATCTGTTAAATTAATTCTTACTGCGTCTTTTAGTTCATTTGCGACAATTGCTTCATTGACAATATCTTCGATTGCCATATCGCATTCAGGGTGTAAAGCTATTTCTCTATATCTACGAATTAGGTCTTGCTCTGTTTTAGCATTACCTTCCATATCCAAGTATGAACCAAAGTGACCTCCAGCATTAACCGTTTGTGTACCGTCTTCTGCTTGTGCTGTTGTGAAAGCCTGTTTTGGATCAGCTTGTTTTTTTAATCGTGTTACTGAAAAGCCGAATAATTCTGCCATAATATCTCCTTGTACTATTACTTATAAGGGATTAAAAAGAGGGGCTCGAAAGCCCCTCTGTATTAATATTAAGTTGTAGTATTTGTATCAAAAAATTGGTAAGCAAACTCAACTGTAAAAGTTTCAACTTCAGTCTTTTCATCAAAGTCTAAAGCGATTTCACTAATACTAACTGGGTATGCACCTCTTAAAGTATAAGACTTAATCGTATTACCGTTTCTATCTAAATGATCTACAAACGCATCAACTTGATAGTCAACTGGATTTGTTAATCCTTCGTTGTCACTCATATTGTTGATACCATTCTGCCATCTTTCGAAAGCATTTCTCAATTTAAAGCTTGTGTCATTTAATACAGTGATAGTCCAGTTAGGGATTTCTCTATCTCCTGCGATCTTAACAGCTCTTCCTCTGAAGTTGACATTTATATTTGTCACCGTCATTGCGGGAATTGCTGCACCACGACATAAAAACGCTAAGTCTTCTATTTCGCCACCAACTTGTGCGTAACCAGGGAAAGGCATTGTTACCTTAAACTGATTGGCTCTAGCGCCACCGCCAGCAAGTTTAGCTTTGAAGTCCGATATGTTTGCCATTTTCTATTCTCCTCTACTATTATCCGCCAGCGACTTCTTCAAAAGCCACGCCAGTTCTGGTTGCAACAAACGATAGTGTGATAAAGTTGATACTTCTAGCAGGTTTCACAAAGATTTCTGCTACAAATTCATTTCTATCAATTACATCGCCTGTATTGTTAGTTTCATCACATACTACTAAAAAGTCTGTGATACCTCGTCTACCTTGTACTTCTCTTAGGAAAGGTTCTACAATGTTTCTAAAGTTAGCTCTTGTAAATTCATCATTGAACTCAAAAAGTTGAAATTTAGAAGCAGTTGAAATCGCCTTCTCTAAAGTGATAAACAATCTTCTTACGTTGATTCTATCAAAAGCACTTGGTGAAGACAATCCAGTTTTGTCACCAAAAAGAATTGTACCTTGACCTGGGAAAGTTGCCACAGGATTAACTCTTGCAGGGTATAATTGATCTCTTTGTGCCTTAGTTGGATTGTACGCTAATTTAACTGCGCCTCTAACGATACCTCTGTTAAAGCCTGCTGGTGAAAACCAACTATCTGCAATTAAATCAGTTCTTGCTGCTAGACCCGCAGTGTCACCATTTAATGGAACAAATCTGTATACGTCAGAATATCTATCGTAACAATATTTGTAACCACTATCAAATACAACATAACTAGATGATCTAATGTTATCAAAGAAACCGATAACGTTAGTTGTTTGTGTATTTGAGTTAGTAACATTAACTACATCTGATCTTTGTGGTGAACAAAATACAACAGCGTCTTTTCTATTCTCTGCAATAGTGATTAGATTGTCAACGTGTGTTGTACTTCCACTTGGACCAGCGATGATTAATCCTACATCAACAGTTTCGGCATCTTGGAACTTCTCGTAAGCAGTTTTCAATTGTCCGTCTGTTACTGTAGTACCATCAGAACCACCAGATAATGATTCTAAAGTTGGTGTATTAACTGCTGTGAAAGTAGTTCCACTTGCAGCATTACCCCAATTAGAACCAGCAGTATTGTGGTCCATCCAGTAAATAAACTGTGACTTATTCTTAATCACAGTTGGATAGTAGTTAGTGTCTCCTTGTGGAGATTTTGCGTCACTCGCTTTTGATAAATTAGAAAATGATTCTATTACTTCGCCTGGAGTACCAGTGATACCACCATCTTCGTCAACTACGACTACGTGGATTTCATCGCCTGAACCTGATCTTGCAGATGCATATGCTGATGTTCCTGGAGCGCCGTCAACTGAATCGTAATATCTCCATCTTCTTTTTATTTTTGCATTATCGGCAACAACTCTTTTTAATCCGCCAGCACCTCTAGGGTGTTGAACAAAATTAATTACTTCACGAGCTCCTAATGATGTAACTCTGTAAAAGTCACCATCATCAAAGTCGTCAGTTGATGCAGTTGATGAAAACTGAATAATATCGCCTACATTAAATACTGCATTGTTATCAACAGCAACAGAAGTATCTCCTACTACGTTTGTTGTTGAAGTTGATGCAACTAATGACGCTGATATTTCTTCGTAAGCTGTAGCCGTTGGGCAAGTAGCAACTAATAAGTTGTTACCGTGTACTCCTGCTGTTCTTGCAGCAAAAGTTCCTACTACACCTTGTCCGCTTTCATAGTTATTTTCGTAATCATCTATGTTTTTTACTAACACGCTTGATCCTGCGCTGTTAGCATTTGTCAAAGATGCTTGGGTAGCTCGTACTACTCTTAATGCATTAGAGTATGCTAAGAAGTTAGCAGCGCTGAAAAAATGCTCAAAGTTATTTGAGTCAGGTTTTCCAAACGTATCTACTAATTCTTGTTCACTAGAAATTGCTACGATTTCGTCAACTGGTCCCTTTGCGAATTGTCCCGCAAAAGCTCCGATTGATGTTGATACCGCAGGAATAATTCTACTTAAATCTTTTTCCTGTACGAGAACACCTGGTGATACTTGAAATGCCATAGGTTTATTCTCCTCTATAATTAGCTAATTAACATTTTAATTTTTCAAAATCCATAAGTTTTCTTATGACCATAGTCAAACTTTTCAGTTATTGATATTTATAATAACCTAAAATTGTAGTTTATTGACCTTTTCTAACCGCAGGAAACCAACGAGTGCCATACTCATCTACAGTTTCTTCATTCATAGGGTCACTATTGATACCATCATCTACAAACCCAAAGGGTGCCATATCCTGTTCGATTAGATTTTGTTGTTCCATATACATCTGATTTCTTATATTTGAGTCAGATAATTCTTTGAAGTAGGGTTGATTTGAGAGCCATCCAAATATGACTAAACACATAACCAAGTCATCATTTGTACCTTCTTCAGCCATCCAACTGTTCCCTCTACGTGAAAAAGTTGATATTTCTTCAATTATACTAAAGTCATTGACTTTTAGTTTATCACCCTCCATAAGCGTCTTAAAATTCGCACAACCCACCTTTTTTATTTGTTTTGTCATACGTACACCAAGTGATGTACCTCTACCAGAGAACATCGCTCCAAGTATTTGACCCGCTCGACCTCTTTGAGTTGTCATTAAGATATTCGGATATTCTAATTCAAAATGCATCGCTTCAGCGATTGATTGTCCTAAGTCATTTACTTCTGTTAAGATGTGCGCTTCATTGTAAGCCTTACAAGTTTGTGTAATGATGTTTGGAAAGACAAATGGTTTGACTTCATTGTTCTTATATGTACATACAACTTCATACGGAACTTTTCGACTTTCATCTTTTGTAACATCTATAATTGTAAATGCTGAATAGTCTTTGTTTGTACCTCTTGCCACGTCAACACAACAAACATACATATTGCCTTTTATAGGTTTCGTAAACATCTTTAATCCGTTTTTAGATTGTAATGGATCAGCATATGGTGTGTTTTTAATTTTTGCTGGTGAGATAAGAGTATCTACTGAACCTAAAAACTCACACTCAAACTCTTGTTGGAATTGTTCTTCACTTGTATTACGAATAGTCATCTCTTTCCATTTTTCATCTCTACCTGGAACTTCTGACCAATGAACTTCTATAGGTACATAATCATTTCTTTTATTGATCGCATCAATCCATAATTTGTAATATTGATTCATACCGTGTGGTGTTGATACTATAATCATCTTTGTTCTTTTACCAGATGAGATCGTAGGATAAACTGAACTAAAAAACATCTCTGCGATATTTGCTGGTACGAAAGCAAACTCATCTAGGA